ATATGTAATTGGATTGGTGTTTAGGATAAAACTCTTAGGCTCCAAGAAGTCCGCTGGCATAGCAAAATACTGGGTGTCAATCGTGGCCGTAGCCCTCTTGATCATCTGACGAACCCGCAAAGTACGGTTGAATTTAGCCTCGGAAAGACTAATAAATGTAGGAATTACCGAAGTCAGATCACTTCGGTTTAGAAAGTCAGCAATCGTTGACTTTAATACTGGGTACGAACTAATCGCCATTTTCCTGTTCCCTACAAGCTACCGTGTGTTCATGTTTGTACTCGAAGGTCCCAATGTGCATAACTTCTTTTGACACATCCTGATCCACATACGTGGGGTAACCGCTCTCATACGCTCTGCGACAGAACCAAACGTCTTCACCAATGTAATCTTCTGCGGCTGGAACCCAAGGAATGGCAAACCAAGGATATTCCATTGCCTTGTAAACCTCAGACTTGACCAGCATGACGCCCATCCCGCAGTAATCAACCTCCACCAGCCCGGTAGAGTCTTCTTCTGTGTAAATACGCTTAATTTCTGTTGCGTCTTCACCGGGTTTATTTTTACGCACTGCAATTGGCTCGGTAGGAAACCGACGTTTTGCGTAGTTCGCGCAAACAATACCCTTGTCGTGGGCCAAAAGACGTCTCAAAATGTCCTTTGGAAACCTCATATCACTATCTAACCAAAGCGTATGCGTACACCCCGCTTCAGTTGCACCCTTTGCCAAATCCTGACGCTGTGCTGACAGCAAAGTACCAGAACTGGTGTAGATGACTACTTTATCTCTTGTTGTTCCTACGTGAAACCCGACTAATCTGGCTAAATCGTAGGCAAATCCTGAATTAACAAAATCTCGTGTTGGAATTAACAATCCAATTGTGTTTGACATTAAACATTTCCCGGTCTGGTTCTGAACGCTCGGTTGTCAGGGTCGTTGAGCCAACGTTTCATGTACGCTTGGTCCTCAAGTTTGCCTTCAGCCTTTAATTTGAAGTAAATCTCCATCGGAATTGAGGCTACATGGTGCATGTCTCCTCTCCAATTGGCTCTTTCATCAAACGAATTAAATTTAGCCTTATTGTCTTCAACAATGCCTGTAGCGTCAATCACGTTTTCAATGATTGCCTCATCTTTTTGAGCATCATAGTGCCAAATCTTCTTCGTTCCCGTAATGGGATCAAAATCAAATAATTTTGTGTGCATTATTAAAAAAGGGGGGTTATTAGCCCCCCTGTGTCATCAAGACTGGATAGTGCTGTTCAAGTCATAAACAGCGCCGTGGGCTTTCTCGTTGTTAACTTTGAGGCCCCACTCAACCAAGAGCATACGCTTCTCAGCGTCGCCAGTCTTGGCCAATTCCACGGTTTGGAAGGGGCGCAAGAATGCCACTGATGCGTAGCTTGGGTCGATCACGAACACGTCGCGTTCACGTTGGAAGCGGTTAGGAACGATAGTCACGTTACCGAAGTCGCTCACATAGATGTCAGCAGCGCCGATGATGGTGCTGGGCTTGGCGCCAGTGGCGTTAAAACGCTGAGAAGCGATACCAGCCATCTTAGACAAGTTCTGCTTGTTGACAGGACCAGCCATGACCATAGATGGGCTGCCACCTTCGGTCCAAACCTTTTGGATCACGTCTTTCAACAGAGTTTCGCTGAATGAACGCAAGTTGGTGGTAGTAGCGTCAGTACGAGCTGCATCAGGCACAGTTGTGTATGAAGGATCGCCACCGCCAGTACCTTCGTTGGTGTTGGTCTTCAAGAAAGCAACCAAAGCACCAGTCTTCCGGGCAGAAGAAGTAGAACCAGCAGCAGCAGCTTGGTTAGCCAATGCTGTTAATTCCATGTCACGCTTCAATTCAGCGGATTTTTTGGCCATTTGGTAGCTCAACTCGCTGCGACGGCCTGCTTTGTCAACAGACTCCAAAGTGCCAGAGATGATGACATCTTTACGGCTGATCTGGGTGTAGTTGCCCAAGCGGACAGTAGGAGTAGCAGCAGTGAAGCTGGTGATGTCGTCGCCTTCGATTTGAGCGTTGGTGGTGACGGCAGCAGCCAAGTCATCAGTTTGCCACTCGAAGTAGGTGTTGCGGACGTTTTCACGGCCGATGTTTGACATGAAAGGGGTATCTTCAGGAGAAATCTGATAGATAACGTTGCTCAAATCCTCACGAACGCCTTTAGCGTCGAATCGGGTATAGGTATTGGTAATAGCTGACATTTTGTTTCCTTACAAAAATTTGTCGAAAATGGCGGCGGCGTCTTTGACGCTACCAGACTGTGCAAGACGCTGTTTTGCGTTCTTCAATTCACTCGATTTCGAATTAACTGACCCAGTCGAACCCGGCTGCAATAACTTAGGAGCCTTCTTAATCTTTGCTTGGAGTTCTGGACGCTTACTCATCAATTGGTCATACTTCCATGCCTTATACAAGGCTATAACCGCTCGACTATCAGTAACTTGGTCCAATTCCTGATCAGAGAATCCTAGTTGCTTTCCGTACTCAAGAACAGCGCCTCTTTCTTCTTTTGCCTTCTTAGCGTCTTTCCACTCGGGAAGTTTTTCGAGTAGTTTGTCGCGTTCTGAAATCAAAAGCTCTTTGATGTGCTTTTCTTGTTCGATCTGGCGCAATTGGTTGAGTCTTGCCTCTTCCTTAGCGATAGCCTCTTTTTGCTGCTGACGGCGTTGATAATGCGTCCATTGACGGGCGTATTCAACAGGGTCGTTAGCTTCGAGTTCATCCCAGTTGGGTTCAGCAGGTTCAAACTCTTGCACCTTCTGTTTCAATTGTCCTAAAACCTGAGCGTACTGTTCACGCTCTGCTCGTACTTGGTTCAGCTCCGAATCCACCAGACGGCGTTCTTCTGCAAGCTTCTGCGTTTTCCGAGTGTAGTCAGCCTCGCGTTGGTAACCTCGGATCAGCTCTTCCTTGTCTACCTCAAGTTCCTTGCCATCAACTTTGACGACAAACTTTGTTTCGACAGGCGCTTCTTCTTCAGCTTCCTCTTCTTCGGCCTCTACTTCTTCCGAATCTTCCTCTGTTTCGTCTTGCGGCTCCGCAGATTCCAACTCTTCAGACTCTACCTCTTGAGTTTCCTCATCGGTAGTTTGCGCCTCTGCACCAGTGTCAACACCTTCTTCGGCGTCTAGCATGGAAGCAAAGCTCTGCGCTGCTTGATTAACATCTAAACCGATTGCTTGTGCGTTATCGGACATATTCACCTCTTAAAAAATTATTCTTGGACCTTTGGGGGACGACCACGACGGCGGATCAATTGGACCTCTGCCATCTTTCCGGTGTCCATGACTGTACGCAACTTGGTTTTAAGTATGTCTACAGTCTTTAAGATTAAATACGCTTTTTCTCGTACTTCCCCTTCTAGAAGAGTAGAAGCCCGGATTTCGCGGAAGCAATCTTCTTCAATTTTGGCGAGCATTTCGTTCAAAAGCTCGTCTTCTAAAAGCAGCTTGGCACGATCACCTCGCTGCAAATTAATCTCTAAGTCGTCCATTAAAGCCCTTTACTGAGGGACTGCTTGCTGTTGAGCTTGAACCGCTTCTATGTACGCCTGTTGTTGCTGGTTGTATTCATCAATAGCTGCTTGGTCCGCTTGCTGTTGTTGATACTGAATTTCACGGTCTTTATTCAAAGTGGCATTGATTTCTGCCGTTTGAATTTGTGTATTGTATTTCAATTCCATATCGTAGCGACGCAAGATTCCGTCTTGCTCAATACGGTCACGCTCACGGTCGTCGGCACGAATCATCTTGTCGCGCTCGAGTTCCAGCTCGGCAGCCTTCTTCTGGATGTCAGCTTGAATTGACTGAGCCTGAACTTCTGCCAGCATTTCCTCTGGGGTCTTCTTGGGAGGCTGCTCAGGCAGTTTGTAGTCAGGGGGTAACTTGCTGAAGTAGTTCTGGGTGTCCTTGATACCGCTCAACTCCAACATCTTTGTCAGGGTATTTGTGTATTGTCCAAGGCTGACCATAGGGTTGCTTGGTCCGGCAGTCTTCAGGATTTCCTCTTGGCGCATTGCCACCATCTGGAGGACGGTAATGCGGTCTTGAACTGTTCCGTCACCCACGCCGACATTGACGATAACGTCCATATTGGTGTTCCAAGAACGTGGGTCAATAGGCACGAAGTCGTTACGTAGGCGAACCATACGGGCTTTGTCTTGGTTCTCAGCCACCAACTTAATGATGCCTTGGAACAAACGACGCATACCTGTCTCAGCAAAGATACGGGCAATCAGCTCGATATGCTGGTGGGCTGCGTTGATAGTCGCAGACACGGCGGCCTTTGTGGTGCTTTGTAAGGCGTCGGCATCCAGTCCGGCAGCAGCTTTGCTGATACCAGTGCGGTTTTGCTTGACGTCGTCCAAGTACTCGACCATTGGGAAGGCAGCTTCACCAACAAAAGGCTGGGTAAATGGCTGAACCATGCCGGGCGCTCTCATGCGGATAACAGCACCAACCTCAGTGTTCAGGACGTCTTCCATGTTGGCTTGACCCTCAACCACAGCGGTACGTGGGTGGATAGACTGTGACAAAGAGTCC